GATGAAATATGGGATAGTCTTACTGGTGCAACACGCACATGGAATAATGAAAACCAACAATGGGCTGACGGATTTTCAACGAATTATGATGTCAAAGTCAGTATGGCTCAGTTTAACGACAAGATGTACATGGCCGATGCAGATGGACCACTTTACTATTTTGATGGAGCGTCCACGGGTGGAACTGGCATTGCGACCAGGCAGGGTGGAAAAGTAAGAGCGATAACAGTAACAACATCTGGTAGTGGTTATACAAGCGCAACAGCAGTTATCTCTGGACCGGATTGGGGAGGCACACTTCCAACGCTAATCACAACCGTTGCTGGCGGGGCAGTTACTGGTGTTACGGTTGTTGACGGTGGATCTGGCTATTCCGGCGCGCCTACAGTTACAATTATTGGAAATGGATCTGGAGCAACAGCCACCGCAACGGTTAGCCCTCCTCCGTTAGATTTAAGGCTTTTAATCAATACTGGTAATAGATTATTTGGAGTTGGATCAGCAAGCAAACGAAACACACTTTACGCATCCGATATTCTTGACGCATCAATTTGGGATGCATCCAATAGCATTGTTGTAAATGCAGATGACGGAGACGAGATAACTGCAATTGTTCAATACTATCAAAACAGAATTATTGTATTTAAAAAGAGGCGCATATTTCAAGTAACAATTCCTCCGGATGCAACCACCGCAGCCGATTGGACTGTTCAGTTAATTTCAAACAATACAGGATGCGTTGCGGAAGGATCTGCAGTCCAGGTAAACAGCGACATATTCTTTCTTTCGGATGACGGAATTAGATCCCTTGTAAGATCCACGGCAGACGATTTTACATCTGTTGGACTTCCACTATCTGAAGTAATAAAGAATGTCATTCAAGAAATCAATGTGGCAAAGATAGGAATAGCTACTGCTCACTTTTACGATAACAGGTATTTTCTTGCCGTACCAACAGAATCAAATGATTACAATGATACAATCATTGTTTACAACACAACGCTGGGCGCATTTGAGGGAACATGGACTCCGAATGTAATGCAATTTGCACTAGCAAATTTTCAGGATCAAGGCTTGAGGTTGATGATGAAATTGACAACCGGCCAGATTACAAGATATAGCGGATACAAGACTCCGGCTCAGGTTACATCTGCTGATTATCGTGATTATGGGGTTTACACCACGACATCTGGAACAACCACAACCACCTCAACCGGAGTATTTGATTACGAGTCATACGTCCGTACAAAAGACTTTAATTTTGGAGATCCATTTGCCATAAAATATGGAAGCCATTTTGAGGTTATATTTGACGATTCTTTTTCTACGGATACAACCATATCCATCCAGCGTGATACCGATGTTGGCGATGTTGATGTCCAGCCAAACCTAAACATATCAAGTTCTGCGCTTACGCTTGAATTTGCTTTGCCAGCAACTCTTCCGACATCAGTTAAAAAGAGGCTTGCAAGCGATCTGCGCAAATACCAAAAATGGCGGTTATTGAATATCAAGATTTCTTCTATTGCAAATAAGATGGCCATTCGTCAAATCACGGCTGCTGCCAATCCGGATACGATTGAAATTCAAAAATCGCTATGAGCGAACTTCCTTGTAATAGTCCAAGGCGGACACCAGGAGAGCGCAAGAAGTTTGTTGTCCGCGCCTGTCAGAATGGTCAGTCCAAAACCATCCGATACGGCGATCCTGACATGAAGATAAAGAAGGACAATCCTGCTCGCAGGCGTAGCTTTAGGGCTAGGCATGGTTGTGATTCAAAGCCACCAAGCAAGATGACTCCTAGATACTGGTCATGCAAAAATTGGTGATATGACAGCGATTGAATACATCGAGAAAAGCGGTGTTCCGGAGGCTATGTGGCCCAATCTAGTGGGTTGGTTTGGATGGTTTGAGAAGCAGGGGATGGTTGGTATTGTGAGAGATGAAGATGGCATAGTAGGAGTAGCCCTGGCTAGGTGCGTAAAGGATGGGCAAAAGCCTGATCATTATGTGCATAGCGAAGATGGCGAGAATGTCTTTGTGGACTTGACGATCTCCTCAAAAGGTGCTAAATCCTTGAAGTGCTTGCTGTTGCTCTTGGCGGAGCGTTTCGGTCCCCGCAAGCGGATCACTTTCAACCGTTCCGGTAAACCAAAGGAGTATGATTACATGAAGTTTATGAGAAAGGCATTTCGCTAATGGGATCGCCGTCCATTCCTGCACCTCCGCCTCCTCCCAATCCAGTGGATGCGTCAAAGGCCAATGATCTTTTCTACAGGTCATCCCTTGAGACTTACATTGCGACACAGCCCGATGTGGCTAAACTTGAGCAGAACCTGCGCGAGAAGTATATGCCTCGCCAGCGCGAACTAGAACGCCAGATGTCGGCTTTGGACTTGCAGAAAGCAGCCCAGGCTGGACTACAGGTCGAGCGTGAACTTGGCCCACAGCGTTCACTCGAAGCCATGCGCCGTCAGTTTGAAATGTCTCCAAATGCATTTGCCACACAGCAGGGATTGGGTCAGCAGGCAGCGATTCAGTTTGCACGTCTTTATGGTCAGTCTCCTATGAGTGCAGTACCGCAGGAAGTTCAGCAGAACCAAGGCGTTGCTCCGGTTGACTATCTGAAAGGCATCCCAAGGACGGGAATAATTTAATATGGCTACTACTGCGAATCCCTACTATCCACCTGGAACAATCGTAACTAATCCGGATGGGAAGGTTTACGAAGCTGACAAGAAGGGCGTATTGGTTTATCAAGCTCAAAAGCCAGTAGCAAGCGATGTGACTTCCAGCAAAGAGAAGTATGCTGCGCTTGGTCTTACAGATTTAGATAAATATGTTTCCAAGGGAAGATTCAACGAAACAAAGGCACAGGCCGATGTAATCAAAGACATCTACAAGCTTGACCCTGCCGCATATACCTCCAAGAGGGGGATCATTGATTTCAATGCCGCGACACAAAAATATCAATATGAATTGCCAAAGATTCAAGTTGGAGCAGAAGCAGGAAGCTTTACACAGGCAGTAAATAATTATTCAAATGCATTGGCTTCGATTAGGTCTGTTGGTGCTGATAACATAAATGCAAAAGATTATGCATCTCTGCAATCTTTAGCAAAACAGGTTCGTGATTTTGACTCCAAGGATCTTGGTGAAGGCGGGAAGCAAATCATTGCTAACTCGCAACAGGCGATTGATGCAATTGACGCAATCAGAAACCAGCAGGAACTTGTCAAGAGGCAGGAAGCCAGAATAGGGCAGACCGCCAAGGGATCGCAAAGGCAGAGCGAGCAGGGCAAGTTCTTTGTTGAGCAGGATAAATTGGCTAGGCTTGTTGCCGAAGCCAACCAAGCCACTCCAAAGTATATTGAATCATTTTCTAGGTTTGGCCTGTCCGACCTTGGATTGAATGCAAACAAGAATGTTGCCGGAACAGCAAAACTCTCAACAGGGCTTGAGGCTTTGCGCGGTGATAATGTCATGCAAACCGGCGGGCTTGCTGGAAAGCTGAATGTCCAGGTAACAGATGATCAGATTCTTAACGACATCAATACAGCCAGAAAGAACCAATATAAAAGCCTTTATGATATTGGTACTGCGGCGACCATAGATTTACAAAGCCAGATTTCACAGGCGAACAAGTTCCTAACCGATCTTCCTGCCGGTGATAAGCGCAGGGCTGATGCACAGAAAACGATTGATAATCTAAATACCCAGCTTGCCTCTGCTCAAAAGGACACACTCGAAGCGCAGAACCTTTATAACAATTATCAACCTGTAACTGGTCAGCAGGCAGCAGATTCCATTTCAAAGTTTAGGGAAACACTCCGTCTTCCGGAGGAGCGCACAATTGCTCAAATTGAAAGCATTGATCCAACGATTGGTGCGACTGTTCGTGGTCTTTCCAAGCAGTACCAGACAATGGCAGAGACTCCGCTTGGAGCCACAACGACACAACAGACTGAAGACCTTCGCAATCAGATCGAACAGGAAGCACTCAATCAGCTTCGTCTTGGCTCGACTTTAGGAGCCGAAGAACGGAGGGGTTACGAACAGGCCATCCGTGGCGCGCAAACAGCCCGTGGGAACATACAGGGTCTTGGACCAGCGGTACAGGAAGCAGCGCAGATCGGCGCGGCTGGCGAACAACGCAAGCTTGCCCGTTATGGTGCGGCTTCTGCTTTCCTTGGTTCTGGCGAGACAACAGGAGCAGCCGCAGCCCGCGATCTTGGACTTCGCAATGCGCTTGAACAATCTCGTCTTGGTGCCGCCCAAGGCTTTATTGCTGGCGGTCCGACAATGTACAACCTGGCATCACAGCGTTTGGGACAACAGCAGGGCATGCTTAACAACTACCTTGCAGCTTCACAGCCACAGCAGACAGGGCAATTCCAGGCTGGATCTTCTGCTGCAAATCCATACGGATATGTTAATCCTAATGCTGGATTTATGGGTGCGCAGAATGCCACAAGCATTTACAATACTCTTGCCGATTATGCTGCCAATACTTATGGTGCATATAGCAGGGCAATTGCTAGCCAGCCTTCGGGTGCGCAACAGTTTGCTCAGATTGCTGGAGGAATTGCTGGGATTGGTGGGGCTGTTGCACCAAAAGGATTATTTGGTGGCCCTGGTAGCGGATCAATATTCTTTTAATTTATGCCAGCAATAACAGAAGCAGGGAAAGCCTGGGAAAAGGCTTACAATCAAAAGTTGATCAACGATCAGATTAAATCTGATTCAGAAGCAAGAAAAGCGCAGCTTGAAGAACAAAAGGCAATTCTTGAAAATCAATTGCTAACTCCTCAAGGAAGGGCTTCTATTGCTTCTGAAAATGCAATTGCATTGGAACAGATGCGCCAGAAAGAGCAAGGCGTGGATATTTCAAAAGTTCCAAATGTTATTGGAAAAAGCCTGCTAGACATGAATAAAGAAGAGGGTCAGAGGCTTATTGAAGAACGTGCGGGACAAGCAAAACAAATGGCAATTGAAAATTATCTTGCAGGAGAAAAATCAATTCTTCCATCTGCAAATATAGATATGGGTGGAATCAAAAGAACTGTTTTGGCACCTCAAGCTGGACAGGCAATGGGTGATGCTTACGAGCAAACATACCAAAGTATTGTTCCAAGAGCAGCAAATACATATATGGCGGAAGGATATGATAGTGATACCGCATATAAAATGGCTTCCGCTGACGCAAGGAATCTTCTTTTGAAAGAAAGATCCCGTGGTAATGTAACGATTATGAGTGCTGATATGCAAACCAGCTATCCAATTCCATATTCACAAGCAGAAGCAATGTGGCGTGATCCCAAAACACCTGCGGCGCAAAGAAAACAATTGAACAAAGTATTCGGAGAACCAGAACAGTCTAAAGCACCAAGTTGGATTCAAACAAGACTGGGTAGATAAAATGGCTGAAGCCCAAGTACCGGAGCTATCTTCAGCTAATAAGATTCGTCAATTGGCAGGAGTGCCTATTGAGCCACAGGCTGCACCGTTGCCGGAAGAACCTCCAGCTTGGGGCGAGATTAAGGATTCCGAGGAATATAAAAAGTTAACATATCCGGAACAAGTTAATCTTGCCCGCCAATGGGGAGAAGAAACAAAACAGTACGCAGCCTTGCTTCCTGACTATACCGATGAACAGGGCGCGCAAATTGATGATTTTGTAAACAAAGATGCGGTTGATGTTCCGACAAACGTAAAGGCTGCTGCTGCCACAGCAGGATTAATTAAGGGGTCTGCTGGAGTATTGGGTGGTATTGCTGGACTTACTGTTGGCGCGGCTACTGGTCCATCAGCACCAGTACTTGCCCCCGCGCTTGCCGTTGGTGGTGCTGTTGCCGCAAGCGGCATGGCTGAAAAGGCATTGGAGAAATATGTTCCTAATGTTGCAAGGGCTGGGAAATTTGCACCAGGGTATGAAGCTGCTGGTGAATTAGCTCCAGCAGCAATTACTGGTGGAATAGGCGCAAAGCAACTTTACACATCCGGAAGAACTTTATTCGCTGAACTTGGAGCCAAAAAAGCAGCAGAGGAAATGGGTAAATATGCTGGCAAGGCAGCAGTTTCTGGAGCCGGAGTTGGTACAATTGCAAGGCTCGCAACTGGCGGAGAAGTAACTCCAGGTACAGTTGCGTCAGATGCCTTGTTTGGCGTGCTTTATTCCGGACTTAATGCGAATACAAGAGTTAAGGGTTATAATTTTGAAGAATTTAAGGATCTTAACTATAGGGTAAAGAATGGTTCTGCAACTCAAGCTGAAAAAGCGGACTGGGCAAACATTCTCAACGAGGCACAGAATGTAAACGCAAAAGGTGTTCAGCGCGCAGAAAGAACTACTGTTGATCTAGGTAGAAAGAGTGTCCTAGATAGGACAAGATTCCAGCAGGGAGAGCAGCCCGTAGAAGTTAGGCCATACTACGAGCCACTTCCATCTGCACCCACAACTCCATCCACAGAGATTGAACTATCACGTCAGCCGCAGGCGCGTCCAATCAAACCAGCAACTGTTGTCACTCCGGAAGCATTGCCTGAATCCGGTGTTCGCGGAAATGTTCGCGGGACACAGGCTGACACGGCAGAGATGCAGCGGCGCGGGATTCCTACCAACATCCAGTCCGAGTTCACAGACCTTACTCCTGCCGCAAGAAGGCAGAATGTTTTCTCGGTAGAATCCCAGGGCATTAACCCTGATGCAATTTCTCCAAGCACTCGCGGACTCCAGGGCGAGATTGTGCGTGAAGGACCAATCGTCACGCCAAGGACACAGTTACCTAGCGGTGAGAGGTTGGCATTGCCAGAAATAAAAAATATACAAGACACAAGAGGACTCGGAGTGCAATTTCACGGAGCAAGATCACCAATTCAAAATCTTGATGAAGGCTATTATAGTCCAGAAAATATATATGGAGGAGAGTCAACATTCTACACAACAGATGCAATAGATGTTGCGGCTGGGTATAAACGAAAAAATCCAAATTCAATTATTTATGAAGTATCAGAAAGAGAACCAGTCAAATTTTTTGATATGGAGGGTCGACTACCTTCGTCAAGATGGATGCAACTTTTTAAGCCAAGCGGAATGAATTTGCCTTCTGATGATTTTATTCAATTTGGAATAGGATCAGCATCTGAAAGATCGTCTGGCAATCCAAATCTTAGAGAGATTATGGACGAAATGAGGCTTGAGTCTGCAAATGAGGGATACTCAAAAGATACGTTACAAGAGTTTTTTGGAATTATTACAGAAAAACTTGAAAAAATGGGTTTTGGTGGGATGCAACATATTGGTGGAATTAACACCAATAAACAAAGGCATCTTGTAAAAATATATTTTCAGCCATCAAAACAAATACAGTTGAAACCAGCAGAGGAAACTGGTTATTCAAAATCTTTGCCAACTCAAGCTGGTAAATCAACCATCCCTCGCCCGATGCGTGGCAAGGCTGGTGAGGCTGGGTTTGTTTCAACGGACGTATCTAAACTCGTAAAGAACTACATGACATCTGCGGGCGCGCTCACCAATGATATGGCTGACACGCTTTTGGCATCCAAATACAACAAGGCTCAATTGCAATATGAGGCTCAATTTAGAATCCGTGATTTCAATAGAGCTTTAATCAAGGAAACAGGATCGAGCAATCTCACTCCGGAATTGAGCAATGCAATCAAGAAGTATATGTACGGAGAAACGGAAGATGCATCTTTAATTCCTCCGCAGACTCTTGCAGCCACAAAAAGATTAAGATCATTCCTCGACCAAGGCGCAAGCAGGATTGTCAATGAACCAGGGCTTTTAAGTGAGGGGCAAAAAGAGACTGTGCTTGGGAATATTGGATCTTACATGAGTCGTGATTATGCAAAATTTTACGACAAAAACTTCACAATGGATAAGCTTGAGGCAAAGGATAAGAAGAAATTTGCGCAGAGCGTTGATTTTGTGCGAAGACAATTTTTAGACCGAGCCAAGCAGGAGGTTGATGATGCGGCAGAAGCAGGAAGACCTCCCATTGAATGGCTCCGCAAAATAAACGAAACTCAATCTGTGCCTATGGAAAGGCTGATGGGCGAGGTGCAAAGAATAGTTGAACAGGGCGGAATCAGGGAGCTTGGTCAAAAGGCAAGATTTAATCCTGAGTCATATGGATTGTCAAAAGACCTTACAGGATTAAAGCGGCGCAAGGATATTCCAGAAGAGATTAGATATTTGATGGGAGAGTATGATGATCCAAGGATTGGCTTCCTAAAAGGCGCGATGAAGCAGATTAATCTTTTTGTTGATAATCGCACATTGACAAAGTTGCGCGAACAGGGATTTGCTTCTGGCTTATTCTTTGATTATCCTGCGCCGAACACAGTAGAAATTGCGCCCAAGGGTAGCGAGGTAATGTCTCCGCTCAATGGCGTTTACGCAGATCCAATGGTTGCGCAAGCATTGAATAATTTTGATGTTGCATTCACTTCAAATATTCCAGGTATTTCAACTTTCTCAAAGATGAACGCTATTATCAAATGGTCCAAGACAGTTGGATCTTTGAGAAGCCAGGCTAGAAACTTTATATTCAACATTCCAATCCAAATTCAAAACGGAAATTTTGATTTTCTTACTGGAAAGGATTTTGGAAGGACAACATCCATGATCATGGCTGATTACGGATTATCCGGAGATACCCAACAGATCAGAAACCAATTGCGCCGCGCAGTTGGGCTTGGCGTTATGAACAACGCAAAGTTTAACGAGATGGAAGCATTAATGAAAGATGCGGCCATTGACAAGGGTGACATACGGAATTTCATTGAGCGCAACTTTTATTCAAAGCTTGCTATGCCAGCACAAAAGGCACTTGATTCAGCAGTAAGCATTAAAGAATTTCTTGATTTCTTATACCGCACCGGTGATAACTTCCATAAAATAGCCCTTTGGAGATATAGGGTTAATTCGCTTATGGACGGGAAGAAGATGAGCGAGGCGGATGCCGAGATTGAAGCCGCCGATTGGGTAAACGACAGGTTTGCAACTTACGAGAAACTTCCTCCAATGCTGAAAGCTTTTCGTGCCAATCCTTTTGCAAAGAACTTTATATCTTGGAATGCTGAAAGAATCAGAAATTCATACCACAGCATAAAGGGCGCAATCGAAGATATGAGGACTCCTGGCATGGAGAAGTACGGCATGCGCACGATTATTGGAAATATTCTTGGACTTACAATTTCGCTTGGTTCACAGATGATGGCAGCATACGCGCTTGGCTGGTCATATGAAAAGATCAAGCAATTAAACGATCTTGCTCCAGGTTACCAGAAATCGGCAACACTTCTTCCGGTTGGATATGATCCAAAGAACCAGGAAGTAACATATATTGATATATCCTATTCTGATCCTTTTGATATTATTAGGCAGCCAATCAATGCATTCATGTCGGGTGATACTTTGGACAAGAAATTGATTGGAGCGATTGGCACATTCTTTGGTGATTTCCTTGGGTTCAGTATTGCAACCGAAACCCTGGCCGGTGTTATGAAGAATGAGCGAGCGGACGGCACTCAAATTGTAAATCCAAAGGCAAGTCCTATTGCGAAGCTTGGAGCATGGGGTGAATATCTTGGTAGAACAATTGAACCAGGAACAATTTCAGACATGCGGCAGCTTTACTTTGCGATTAAAGGCCAGCCCGATCCGTTCTTTGGCCCGCGCGCGCCTGTGCCATCTATCCCTGGAATGATTTCCTCATTTGGAGGATTTAGGGTTCAGAAATTAAATCTTGGTGATGAACTTTTCAAGAAATCTAGGTCATTCAACAATGCTATGGGTCAATCCACAAGATTGTTTACCGGAGGATTAATGGGCAGGGGCACACCCAACCGCGATGTCCTAGCAAGCGGGGCAGAACAAATGGACCGCGCAAGAATTGAAACATTTAAAGACATGAGCAAAGTTTATAATTCAGCACTATCCTGGGGGCTGAGTGAGGATCAGGCTGTTTCTGAAATGCGTAGGGGCGGAATAAGCAAGGAGAACATAGCCGCTATTATTTCTGGAGAGGTTCCGCAATTTAGAGTTGGAAGATCAATGCTCAAGGAACTTTACAGGGATATGCCAGAAGACTCTGAAAGAAGAATGCAGATAACTAGAGAGCTCTTGAATCAGGAAAAATAATGGCAAAATTTGACATCGCAGCATCTTCCAGCCGGATCAATCAGCTTGAATCATATATGCGTAATAACGCCATTAGGAATCAATTTGAAGGATATACCCGCGCACCTAGCCAGGAATCGCAACAACCCATGCAGAAAATGCAGGAGACACCACAACCAGATCCTATGACCACAAAACCACAGCTAGATCGGCAGGGTCTTCCTGACCCATACAAGACGGTTGAGTGGGAGGGACGCAAGGATAGGCAGGGAAATCTTGCCATCTACAAGTTGCCTTCCGGCGATCAAGGTGGAAGTTATGAAGTAGCTGGAATTAATGACAAATATCATCCGGAAGCATTCAAAGCCATCTCAGCGTTGCCTGCGCAAGATAGAGCGGCAGCAGCGGCAGAATACATCAAAGGATACACGGCACCATTTGTGTCGCAATTGCCTCAAGCCATGCGCCCCTTCGCGCAGGATCTTGCGTTCAATCGAGGGATGGGCGGCGCAACAAAGTACATCCAGCAAGGATTGAATGCGCTTGGTCAAAATGTATCGGTTGACGGAGGCCTTGGACCAAAAACATTGCAGGCAATCGGGATGGTGCAGCCGCAAGCATTAATGCGGGCAGCGAGCGATGCTCAGTTACAGGATGAATATAGAAGGGCCGAACTAGACCCCAACCGGCGCAAGTTTATTCCTGGTCTTGAAGCCAGGATTCGGAACAGGCTGTCAGCTTTTGGGCAGGGTTAACGGCTAGACCAAGATTTACGAAAGACCGTAGATCCAGAAGAAATTGCCGTAGCCTGACCAACGAAAACATCGCCAGCTTTTACCTGTGCAGTACCGCATCCAACAAATGAATCACCAGCGCGAACTACCGTTCTGTGCGCTGAAACGTAACTATCTCCAGCTTTCACATAAACTCCGCGCGGGGTAAAGTATGTATCTCCGGCCTCTATTACTGCCCCCCGCGCTCCAACCGCAACATTCCCAGCGGTCGCATATATTCCATCCCCATCATAAACGCCGCCAACAAAGTCGTTCATAGCACCTTCATCCTGACCCAATGCAACCGAAGCCAAAACCGTCATCAATAAGATTTGAATTGTTTTCATGTGAAAACTATTCAGCATATTTAAAATGGAGTCAAGCATGAAACTAGGATCGCGACAGGTTGGTGCAATTGGAGTAACGCGCGTTACCGGCGCGTTGCTACGATGTGGCTACAATGTGCTTTTGCCTTATGAAGACTTTTCCGGATATGATCTTGTTACGGAAAAAAACGGAAAGTTTACAAGAATCCAGGTGAAGACTGCACAAGCAATTGAGCAGGGACGAACAAAGTACAGGTTTACCACATCCATTGGAAATGGGTTTAATATTCCAAAACGTCCCATTACCGGAGTGGATTACGTTGTATGTTGGGCAATGCAGGATGATCTTTTCTGGTTGTTGCCAATAGCCAAGTGCAAAACATTAACCACAAAACTTTGTCCATCGACAGGGCAAGGCTGGCGGGTATTTCAGAGCTTATGACTGAGGAAGAAGCTTGGGCAAAATTTGAGGAAGCCATGAGGGATGTTGAATCCTTCGATGAGGCCATTGCATGGTTGAATAAAAATCCGGAAGTTAAAGAGGGTCTTACTGTTTACGAGATGATGCGCCAGTTCAATAGGGATATTAGGGAAGCTAATAAGTATTATCGCAATTAAATTTGGTTGTTGACCCGACATGGGTCGTTCCGCTA